ATGAAAAAGTTTAGTGAGTTAGGCGTAACCGTACAAGATGAGCGTAAAATGTTCAACTGTAGCCAGGTTTCTATTTCGGACGTGCTGAATTGTGAGATCATTGTAGAAGATTTCATTCCAGATGTAAAGACTTCGCACGGTGAAGGAAGATACCTTGTGAAATTTAAACATAGCAATGGTGCGGATGGTAAGTTTTTCACAAACGCAGCTTCTTTAAAGAAAACTTTGGATCAGATCCCCAAAGACGCTTTCCCTTTCAGCACTACGATTAAAGGGATGAAATGCGGAAATGGTAAGATCTATCAATTCACTTAGTAAACATGAAAATACATTTCAACAACAAGGAGATTGATATTCTGGTAGATACAAGCAGCTACCGATATACGGCTTTACAGAATGTAGGCACTCTTTATCTGTACTTTGCCAGTGAAGAGTTCATAAACATTCCCGTAGGAGCTTATTGTATCTACAAGAATATCACTTACTACCTTATGGATCCTGACGACTTCAAGAAGAAAAGCAGTCGGAATTTTGAATACACTCTTGTAATGTATGACATAGGCGCAATATTGGGTAAATACAAATGCCGGGATATTGTTTCTAAGCGTTTAAAGTTCGATTACACTGCAAAACCTCACGAGCATCTACAGTTAATTGTAGATAATCTCAACATGAGAGATAGCGGTTGGAAGGTTGGCGAATGTATCGAAGCAGAAGAAAAGACTATTAACTACAACCATATCTTTTGTAGTGAGGCTTTGCCTACTATTGCCAATACGTTTAAGACGGAGTATGAAATAGATCCGGCTATCAAAACGATACACTTGCGTAAAGTTGAATATAACAAGGGTGAACCTTTGCCTCTTGAATATGGGAAAGATAAAGGTTTTGTTCCAGGTTTAGGACGCTCCAACAAGGACGGAAATAGACCAGTTACCATATTGTACGTTCAAGGTGGGGAGCAGAATATAGACTTTAGCAAATATGGATCTAAGGAATTGCTTTTGCCCAAAAATCAAAGATTGGAGTATGAAGGGCGTGCTTACGTTTCGGATGCGGAAGGCTTGTATATAAAACGGGCTGATACAACCCTTACGGATGTTCAAGAGGATAGTTTGGATTGTTCTCATATTTCACCTAAAAGAGTAGGCAGTGTTTCTAATGTTGTTGTTTCTGATAAAGAAAAGAATTTCTATGATTTTATAGATAATTCTATTCCTGATGATCTGAATTTTGAGGATTACGTGATAGAAGGCAATAACATGACTGTTATATTTCAGTCTGGTATGCTTGCTGGCAGTAATAAAGAGTTTGAAGTTAAATATGTTCATAAAGAACGTAAATTCTTGATAACACCACAAGAAATAGACGGTCAGATTATGCCCAATGACATATATAAGCCTAACCTGGGGGATAAATACGCTGTGTTCGGAATACAGTTGCCGGATGCGTACATTTGCAATAACTCAACGAAAGAAGGTGCAAGCTGGGATATGTTCAGGGAAGCAGCCAAATATCTTTATGAGAATGAAGATCCAAAATTCACATTCAAAGGAGAATTGGATAGCATTTATTCCAAAAAGCGTTGGCTCTCTATTGGTGGCAAAATAAAATTGGGCGGTTATATACTCTTTAAAGATCCGCAATTCATACCAGAAGGTATAAAGATAAGGATTACCAGTATTAAGGAGTATATACACAGACCTTACAGCCCGATTATTGAATTATCCAATACTACTACTGGCGTAACGGTTTCAAGCGAATTAAACAAGATAGAGAGTAACGAGGTTAAAACCGATAACCAATATAAAAACTCTATTCAATTTACAAAAAGACGTTTCAGGGATGCAAAAGAAACTATTTCAATGTTGAATGACGCTCTTTTGCATTTCTCAGGTTCTATCAGTCCGATTTCGGTACAAACAATGAGTTTGCTTGTTGGCGATGAAAGTTTGCAGTTCCGTTTCGTGAACAACAAAACCAACCCGACACAAGTAGAATATCTCGTTACCTATGACAGCAAAAAGAAAGTGCTTTCGGCTCCAGGTGGAATATTACAGCACATGACTATCGGGATTGATACACTTTCTTCTGGGCATAAAGCCAGTGAGTATAAGTTTTGGGATATTGAAAAATACACTTCTCCAACTTTGACGGAAACCGTAGGGTATTATCTCTATGTGAAGGCTAATAAAAATGGCACTACTGGATCATACGTTTTAAGTAAAAACGCTATCAAGCTGGAAGGTGTAGAGGGTTATTATCATTTCCTTGTAGGTATTCTAAACAGTGAATTTGAAGAGGATCGTTCCTTTGTCGAACTATTCGGATTTACAGAGATACTTCCAGGAAGAATAACTACAGACAGAATTGTTTCAAGCGATGGGCTAAATTTCATGGACTTTGTGAATAACGCTTTTCGTGTAGGAAATTCAGACAGTTATTTTGATTGGAATACCAAAGGTGATAGAAAATTACGTTTGAAAGGAACCATTGTACAAAGTGAAAGTGGGGATGAAAGCCCTATAGGTTGTTTTCGTGGCACTTATAGTAGCTCTTATACTTACTATTGGGGTGATGAAGTAACTTATACAACAAATAACGGAACTTCCACATATCGCTATGTTAGCAAAACTCCAAGCAGAGGGAATGTACCAACGAATACATCTTATTGGATCATTGTTGCAGAAGGAGCGAAAGGCAATAAAGGAGATAAGGGGGATGATGGAGATCCTGGAAACAACGGAGATTATTTTGAATATCGGTACGCTGTTAATGGCTCCAGAAGTACACCGCCTTCACTGAGTAAAACGAGCCGTAACCCTTCGGGATGGAGTACAACCGTGCCAACTGTAGGAAACTTACAATACTTATGGTTTACAGTAGCAAAAATCAATGGTGAAACAAATTCATTGATACAGAACTGGAGTACACCAGCCCGGCAAACTCCTTATGATGGCGTGGATGGTAGAAATGGCGATACTGGTCCGACTATGGTTTATCGTGGTATCTATAACGGCTCTAAAGTTTACTATGGTACTTCAAGGCGTGTAGATGCAGTAAAGTATAACGGACACTATTATGTTGCCAGGGTGGATGCCGGAAATGGCTTTCAAAATCATGTACCTACCGATACGGCTTATTGGAATGATTTCGGTGCTGAGTTTGAGAGTATAGCAACCAATTTGCTATTGGCTGAGGGTGCTAATATCGGAGATTGGTTTATGAGTGGTGGAAAGATTGTTTCTACACTCTTGGACGGTAATAAGGTAGTTCTTGATGCTTCTATGGCTCGTATCTTGATAGAATCCAGCCGTTCTGGTGGTGATTATTCAGAAAGCCAATATCAGGGATCTAAAATTACGATAGATGCGAATAACGGCTTGATCGAAGCCCGAAGTAAAAGCAACAGCCGTGTTGCCTACATGTCGCCTACGGGTATCTTTTGTAATAATGCGGAAACACAAGCTGTTTCGGCAGTTTTGGGCTATACACATAAGGCTGCTATCGTAGGGCTTGGATTTGGCACTGTGAATAAAAGTAATTGGAATAATGAAAACTTTTTGGCTGGCGTATATGGTAGAGCTTCAAACAGTGGTACAGCTCCGGCTTATGGTGGCTTCTTCCAAAATTTGATGGCAGCAGGTCTGTTTTTACATAGAAAAGCAGTAGAAGAAAGTTCTTCTTCTGTTTACTTGTCTGAAACAGATAGCTTAGTTATTGGATATTCAAGAAATCAGCAGATCGTTTACCTTCCTTCTGATGGTGTGATTGGCAGAACTATATTTTTTAAACAATGGTGGACGGGGTACATGAGGGTTTACCCACGTAACGGAAATGTATTGTATGATGATAGCAGCCAAAATGATTATTACGATATTGGCGAAGGTCAAGGTGCTATATTCCATTTTACGATAGGCTATATAAATGGGGTAAAAAAATCTGCATGGTTAGTTAGTAGATATAAATTTTAATATTATGGTTGAATATGGCTATATAGATGAAAACGGATCTCTTGTTTCTAAATTTTTAGAGGAATACAATGAGAAGTATAAAAATGAAGAAACTGGAGAGATTGAAACAAGAATAGTGTCAATCCAGGAGCAACAAGCTGAGTTGTCCGCTTTAGGGTGGAAACCTGTAGAGCTTGTGGATGATACTAAATTACAATGTCCTGAATACTATAGTGTTCGTATTGTACCTTATGACGTTGGAGATAAAATAAGCTATAAATACGAGCGAAGATTTAACGCTAAACTTGTTCGGAACAAAATAGATGAACTGAAAGCCTCTCTTACCAGCAATGACAGCGTTATAGGCGATTATCGTATAACGAAATGCTATGAGGCTTCTTTGATCGGGCTTGATATGCCGTATGATATAGCAGAGCTTCACCAGAAAAGGCAGAGTGTACGGGATGAAATAAATAAATTGGAAGCCTTAATAGCTTCAAAAATATAATTTTCTATATTTTATGGTGTATATATACGCCAAAGAAACTATATTTGCAGTTATTAATCAATAACTTAATAAAATATGGATTGGGCAGCATTATTTGCGTGTATAACAGCTTTGGGTACGGGCTGGTTTGCGTACAATCAGTTAAAGCATAATAGGCTTGCTGATATTAAGGCTAAAGAGCTTGAAAGACAATTAGAGAGAAAAAGCACTCGCAGAAGTGAAAACTCAGCTCGTGTATATGGTGAAATTCACAAGGTTTTGAACGACTTATCTTGTGATAGGGTGTATATCATACAGCCTTATCCATTGGGTGAAAATCATTACTTGACTATCTTATATGAGGTTACGGCTAAAGGGGTTGCCAGAATAAGCGATTATTGGCAGGATATAAAGATGTCCGAATTGCCTAAATTCACAGCAGCTATGGCAAAGAATGAGTATATGCTAATTCGTGATATAGATTCTTTGGATGGAACACGTGCAAAGGCTATGTTTTCCTCAAATGGCACTCAGTCTTTGGTTGTACAAAAGCTACATGATACTACGCATGATTGGGTTGGTTCTTTGGTCTGTGATTTTACAGAATCAATCCCTGATGATTTCGATGAAGAAGCAATCAGGAAAAAACTTCATTTTGCAGCCATGCACATTCAGTATATCCTTCCAGAAGTAAAAGAGCGCAAGTTATGAGAGTAACAGAATACCTGAAAGAGCTTATCAAGAATGGATCAGGACATAGCAGCAAAAGTTTCTTTCTTGTAGCTGTTACCTTAATGGGGTGCTTCCTTCTGCTTATTGTAGGTTTTGTTTTGGTTTATGAAGTAATCGTAAACAAGTCTATCAAAACCGATCTTATGGGATTATCGGCATTTGTCGGTGCTATCACCGCTTTGTTTGCTTCGGCTGGAGTTACCAAATGTTTAAGCGAAAAAAACGAAAATAAAAACGTATGAAAGTATTATTAGACAACGGACACGGAGAAAATACACCAGGTAAAAGATCTCCGAAGTGGTCGGACGGATCACAGTTATTTGAGTGGGAATATGCCAGAGAAATTGCCAAAGGCGTATATAATCAATTACGAGCAAAAGGTATAGATACTGAATTGTTGGTAAAGGAAAATATAGATGTACCTTTGGCTGAAAGAGCCAGAAGAGCAAACGAGATAGCAGCCCGATATGGTAAGACAAAAACGCTTCTTGTTTCTATTCATTGTAACGCTTCTGGAACTGGCAAGGGTACGGGATGGGAAATACATACCAGTCCTGGAAAAACAAAAGCTGATGATTTGGCGCAAATATTCTGGGATATGGCTAACAGAATGTTTGGAGGAACTTGGAAAATTAGAGGTGATTGGTCGGATGGGGACGGAGATTGGGAAAGTAACTTCTACATACTCAAAAAGACTTCATGCCCGGCTGTTTTAACGGAAAACTTCTTTATGGATAATGAAACAGATTGCAAGTTTCTGCTATCTCCAGAAGGAAAGGCTAAAATTATCCAGTTGCACGTTGATTCAATCCTTAAATACATAGAAGATTATGCGTAA